TAGACGTCGGTGTATTGTTCGGGGATCGCAAAGAATACACTAAACAACACACAATCTGCACATGGCAAAGTTTGAATGCTTTAGTGAAAAATACAAAGAACTATGAAGCAGATGTAACCATACACGACTTTATTGAGGATGTTGTCTGTGTCATGGTAGACGAAGCACACAGCGCCAAAGCAGATGCGTTAAAGTCTATGTTGACCACTATCTTTGCTCGTGTACCCATTCGTTGGGGATTAACAGGCACAGTCCCCAAAGAGGATTATGCATACCAATCATTGAATTGTTGCATTGGTCCAGTGATAGGGCAACTCAGTGCCAGCGAGCTACAACTGCAGGGACATTTAAGCAACTGTCACGTAAATGTAATACAAATGGTTGACTATGTCGAATACAAAGATTATCAACAAGAACTAAGATATTTGTTAGAAACAGAATCACGTATAGATTATATTGCTGATCTAGTTAATAAGATTGCCGAAACAGGCAACACACTAGTATTAGTTGACAGGGTGGATCCAGGTAAGCAGTTAGCCAGTAAAATAAAAAATGCAGTTTTTGTGTCAGGAGCTACTAAATCAAAGGCAAGAAAAGATGAGTACGACGAATTTGCGATTACTGATGACAAGGTTGCTGTGGCGACTTACGGTGTGGCCGCTGTGGGTATTAATATCCCTAGGATTTTTAATTTGGTTCTTGTGGAGTCCGGAAAAAGCTTTACAAGGGTTATACAAAGCATTGGGCGAGGCATTAGACGAGCTGAAGACAAGGACTTCGTCCAAATCTGGGACGTAACCAGCACCTGTAAATTCGCCAAACGACATTTAACTAAACGTAAACAATTTTACAAAGAAGCAAACTATCCATTTAGTGTAGAGAAAACCGAATGGCAATGAAAACAATAGCAGTTTGTGGTTGTAGTTGGAGTGCAGTTAGTCAGTATCCTGATTATAAGAATACGCATTGGAGCGAATTAATAGCCAGTGCGTTTAATGCAGAACTGCATAATTTTGCAGTAGGCGGTGTTTCTAATTTTGTTATCAGATTACAAATAGACGAAGTATTAAAATTAAATCCCGATATAGTTATTATTAGTCCGACTTACCCTGATAGAATTGAAGTTCCATACAATATTAGCAAACCAGAAAATAAAAATGTAACATTATCATCTATAGTAAATCCTTCTAAAAAGTTAGATAAAGATCAAAATATTAAAACTAGCGCAATTTGGGATTTGGAAGGCAAAGGCTATCCGGGAGTCAAAGACTATGTAACTTACTTTTATTTGAGCGAAGTTAAGAAAAAAATAGATCAGTGGATTATCAGAGATGGTATTCAGCAACTAAAACTAAAAGGTATACCTGTTTTATTACATCCTCAAATTCTGTGGGACGAAGAAGCAACAGTAAAACAATTCTTCCATGGTATATTGGATGATATTGATATTATAAGTAAGGATCAAAGTTTGTATTATAATATTTGGGACTCCGATAACGGAATTGACCCAGGATATCATACTACACCAAAAACACAAAAAGAGTTTGCTGAAAGATTGCAAAAAATAATTAACGACATTATAATAAAATTATGAGATTACTAACTTTAGAAAATACCAGTTACGAATTAAACGAGATACCCGAAGAAGTTGACGACATTAGATTCTGCGTACTAGATAATTCAGATCCCAAAGAACCTGATTACTTTTTTATTCCTTTAATTTTTTTAGAAAGCTTTAACAGTCCTGCACTAGTTCTTAAAATAGGAAATAATGTAGTTAAAATGCCCATAGACTGGCAATTACTTATAGGTGAACCCGACTTAGGAGATTTAGAAGTTGTTCCGCTTACTAGCATCAATGATCGAGGTTTTAGTGCATTTGCTTTTAATCCTATGGCTAGCTTTAGGCCTGAGTTTTATCCTGTGGAAGTAATTGATATATATCAAGATGTTAAATGGTATTTCCCCAAACTCAAGCCTGGACAGATGCTGGCTGTACCTTTGGAGACTGGAACAGATAAACCTATGTGCGTTTATTTTATTAAAGATATTAGTCGTCAAAGTGAAGTAGTTAATTATTCTAAAGTTTGGTAAGGAGTCTTATGGCGCAATACACAGAACCTCAAATGTTTGAAATTATCAATCGTCTGGCTAAAATTTATTTAGAAAGTTATCCCAATGATCAAGAAGGATTAGAAAGATTTTTACGTTGGGCTCATTCTCAGTATGGGTACAAGTATGGGAAATCTTAAGCCTGGCGCAAAATATATCTACGAGCGTGACGGCGACACGGTGTTCAGGCGAGAAGTTGGTTCATTGGACCGCGAAGTTGTTGGATACGATCACAGAACTGGCGACGGACGTCCATTACGTGATCATTTAATGGAAGACGCAATGTGGGGTGAAATTCGACGAATGGCAAAGTCTAATCCTTCATTGCAGTCAGAGCTAGAACGTGTAATAATGTTGTATCATCTTCTTAAAGAAGAAAAAAATAATTCGGTAAAGTGGCATCCAGTATGAAAAAGTTGATAGTATTTGGGGATAGTTGGCCCTACGGATGCGAGTTAGATCGTTATACCCTTGATGCTTTCCCTGCACAAATAGAAAAAATATTAGAGATTCCTGTAGATAATCAAAGTATGTTCGGCACTAGTATTGATCGTATGGTGCATAAATTTTTACACATTATCGAAGTCGACGACTTAACTGACTGTGGTGTATTGTTTTGTTTAACTGGCATCACTCGATCAATGATATTAGATAAAAACATCCCTAAAGAGATACACCCGTCGAATAGTGATATAGAAACTAAAAGCTATTATTCGTATATTTTTAGTTGGGAACTAGCAACGTTTAATTTTTTAAGAAATTGTCTGTTAATACAATCGCTGTGCAAAATAAAAAATATTTCTTTGTTTTTTGTTACAAATTGGTATTCTTTTCCTGAATCAAAATTACTTGATAAAGAAAACATTTATGAAAAATCATTAATTGAAATTTTAGGACTCCCGCCTATGCAGATCAAATTTGATTATCCTTGGAACAAAGTAGAGAACAGCGAGTATTTTTATCCCAATAAATATCACCCCAATTTAAAAGGTCATCGGTTAATCGCAGAGGAATTAAGCAAATGGATAAGCTCTCAATAAACAATGAAATGGCTCAGCTCGATATGAAAAATCGAGAATTTTATGATGAACTCACAGATGAAGAACGTAAAAAATTCAGCACTTACTTAATGATGAAGTACAGTGCCAATGTCGAAGGCAGCAGCGATCTTCAAGCTTGGTACTTGCTGGCCAGTAATGAACGGGTGAATATAAACTTTTTTGATTTTAACAAGCACACAAAATTGCAATGGTTAATGTGTACATCGGTCAGTCCAGGTATGGGCAAACAACGGCATTATTGGTTGAGCAGTAAAAAGAAAGAAGGATCAAATACTAAAATTATTAAATTTTTAAGTAAGCTATATCCTGCAATGAAGTCCAATGACATTGCTCTCATGGCTGAGCTGAACACTGAAAAAGAAATTAAAATCATGGCCAAAGAATTGGGCATGAGTGACAGTGACATTAAAAAGGAACTGGGTTGAGCTTTGTCTGCAAATACTGTAAAAAGTCGTACTTAAAAGAAAGTACATTGCTGGCGCATTTGTGCGAGCCTAAACGCAGGTGGCAACAACAAAACGAAACAGGGGTTCAGCTCGGTTTTAAATCTTATTTAAAATTCTATGAGATTACTCAAGGCAGTGCTAGGCTGAAAATCTACGAAGATTTTGCAGGCAGTCCTTACTATTCTGCTTTTGTCAAATATGGCAGACATTTGGTTGCTATTAGAGCAGTTAACAGTAACAGTTTTACTGAATGGTTATTAAAAAATAATAAAAAATTGGATCATTGGTGCAAAGATGCGTTGTACTTGGAATGGTTGTACCAGTATCTTAAAAAAGAAAACGTGCAAGACGCCATTGAACGAGCATTGAAAGAAATGCAAGAGTACGCTGATTCAGATTCGATCTTAGATAATAAATTTGATAATTATTTTAAACTTGGGTCTGGAAATCGAATCGCACATCACATTTCGAATGGACGCATCAGTCCTTGGGTATTGTATAATTGTGACAGCGGCATCGATTGGCTCAACACTGCTAATTCTGAACAATTAGAAATTGTAATGCCCTGTATAGATCCAGACTTTTGGCAACAAAAGTTTCGAGACTATGTGGCTGATTCAGAGTGGGCCAAGGATATATTAGAAAAAGCTGGATTATGAAGCGAGTAGAAATACGATGGCTACATAGATTTGATGGATCATCTCATTCGATTTTATTGCACAAGTGGTGTGAAGAACAAGGTCTAAAATTGAATAAAGATTATAGTTGGCAATTTAAATCAGATGAAAATGTAACTGTGTTTTATTTTGAAGATCATGTAGAAAGTTATGCTACATTATTTTCATTGAAATGGACTGAATATGAAATTTGAGAGTGATATTGATATAGACTTTGGGGATAGAAATCAAATTCTGTCGTTGTTAAAACACACGCCTGCTAGTATTATACGGGATGAAAAATTAACTAAACACAATACAGGTGTTTACTTTACAGATATTCCAGTAGACCCCTACACAGGGCAAGCCAGCTTAGATTATCAATTGGCCGAAAATCGGGGATATTTAAAGTTAGATTTTTTGAATGTTAATTTATATCAACAAGTAAAAAATGAAAGTCACTTAGAACAGTTAATGCAGCAAGAGCCAGACTGGGATAAATTGTATGATACTACATTCTGTGGGCAGTTAATTCACATTGGAAATCATTATAATACGTTAATCAAAATGCCCGAACCTGTTAACAGTATTCCTAGGATGGCCATGTTTTTAAGTGTTATTCGTCCTGCTAAACGACATTTAATAGGACTGCCATGGGCAGAAGTTGCCAAAACAGTGTTTGAAAAATCCCAAGGCGACAGCTATTACTTTAAAAAAGCACACGCAATTTCATACGCCCATTTGGTAGTAGTTCATATGAATTTGCTAACTAATTCAGAAGATAATCTTAAACAATTCTTCGAACCAGTGTAATACTACGACGTTTACTACGTTTTTGTGCAGATTCTTTAAGACTCAGCGCTGGTCCATATTTTAATTCTACATCTTTGCTGTTGAAGGTCTTGAGTGTAGGCCTAAACACCCCCCAATCCGACTTTAAAAAAATATTAATAGGTATTAACCTATTCGATTCCCACCACCATATTTCCCCTAGTTCCAGGTATAACCTTTTTTGATCGGGGGTTTTAAGTAGACCAAAATCATAGACGCTGGTAATCACATCGTCTAAGTTTTGAATAATTCCTATGTATTCATTACCTCCGTAGGTAAGGAAACTTAAAAAAGGATACTGGTCTAATAATTTTTGATAAGATAAATCCACAATGATATTTATTTTCGAAAATTTTGTATATATTGAATATGGAAAAGCAACTAAATATGTGATGCAAACCGTTATAAGTTACTATTATGACAATACTGTGGATGTGCAATTTGATATCAGTTCAACTTGCCTAATACCAGTAGAAATCCCTCAAAGGAATAGAGTCGTGTATACCAGACCATTACAAATTTATAAAGGCATTACCAATGTTGTTAAGATTGCAGTAAAAAATGCAGATCAGAAACCCATTGATGTAACTGGCCATTTACTCACATTTAACATAGTCGATGACTATGTTTTTTCTAATGCCAATGTTGTACTAAGTGCAAATGTGGTAATGAGCAATGCTGCTGCTGGCTTGGGATACGTCACATTAACTGGATTAGATTTGGTACAGTTAGATAGAGAACAATATAATTATAATGTAAAAATACTAACTTGCTGGGGTAATGTGGCATCATACGTTGATGACAATTACGGCGGAGCTGGACAGTTATATGTAAGTAATTCAGTCTACCCAGTTGAACAACCTGCAGCCTTAGACTTGGGCTCAGTCGGCGACGGGATAAACAGCGCAATGTATGATTTTGGAACAATTTAAGGAATAAGCATGAGTTTAGAAAACCTATTAGGGATTCCTTGTCCACAAGGTCCACAAGGTCCACAAGGTCCTCGGGGATCACAAGGTCCACAAGGCATTCAAGGACCACAAGGCCCTCGGGGCCCACAAGGTGAAACAGGATTACGGGGAGTGCAAGGCCCAACTGGCTCCCAAGGACCCACTGGCTCCCAAGGACCGCAAGGACCGCAAGGACCGCAAGGACCCAGCGGAATAAGTGATGTACCTGGCCCACAAGGTCCACAAGGACCAATTGGTAATACGGGCCCACAGGGACCTACTGGTGCCGGGGTCCAAGGCCCACAGGGACCTACTGGTGTTGGGGTCCAAGGCCCACAGGGACCTACTGGCCCAATTGGGCCCATTGGTAATACAGGACCAGTGGGTTTTACTGGTAGTTCGGGTCCTCAAGGAGCCGAAGGACCACAGGGACCACAGGGACCACAGGGATCTGGCCCACAGGGTCCACAGGGTCCACAAGGCCCAACTGGTAGTAGTAACGTACCCGGACCACAAGGTCCGCAGGGTCCCGGGTCAGAAATTACAGTAGAAGATGAAGGAAATGTAATTACCGGTAATGTTTCTACTCTAAACTTTGTGGGCGATGGTGTTACCGCAACTAATGTCGCCAATGTAGTAACTATAACTATTCCAGGATCAATTGATACGTTATATTCTGTAGGTAATATTTCTGGAACATTTACGCCAAATAGATCTAACGGATCTGTTCAAACTGCAACTTTAACTGGAAATGTAACTTTGTCTGCACCGACTAATATGACACTCGGACAAAGTTTAACATTGATTTTCACTCAAGATGCCACTGGTAATCGTTTACTAACTCCTAATGCAAATTATAAATTTGCTGGAAATTTCAAAACATTGAGTACCGCTGCTAATAGTATTGATATGCTGAATATGTTTCATGACGGCGCAATTTACTATACAACATTAACAACTGGGTATGTATAATGATAGGAGCAAGCAGACTAGGATTTATGTATAATAGACCTGCTAATAGAGGGTATAAAAAAAATGTGCTGGTTTTTTATGATCCTTTGACTGCTGGCCCAGGTGGAGATACTGATTATTATAATTCCGGCGACATTAACCCTGCGACGAATATATATCCTGTGATACAGGCAAGGGAAGCAACTTTGGGATTTACAACTTCATTAGTTCAAAGTTATGCAGATTTAAACACATTAAACTTGTCACAATTTGCACATATTTGGGATATTGGTTATGCGAGCCCATATTTGACAAATCCCAACAATCCTACTAATAAATTATTCGGTTATTTACAGTCGGGCGGCGCCATGTTTATATTAGGCGAAAATAGTGATTTAGGAGTGAGAGATGATGCTATTGACACTTTTGTAACTAGTATGGGCGGCGGCAATGTTGTCAGAAGTTTGACGGAATATACATATAGCGCAGCAGTCACAGTACAACCTGAATTTTTAATAGCTAATAGTTCTAATAGTATTGTTTTTGGAAAACCAGGAACTTTTACTAGCTTGGGTACAGGCACTGCGATGACTAGTGCATTTACAGGATCAGAGTATGTCGCGGCTATGTGGGAAACCGGTAGTTTAATTGGAGCTCCATCTGGTGCAATAATTTCTGTACTCGATGTTAATTTCTTTGTAGGGTTTAATCAAAATTATTCTTTTATTGACAATCTGTGCTTGGCATTGAACACAAAGTAATAGGAAAATTTGATAAGTATGTATATAAAAATATTTGGAAGATATAAATGAGCAAAACAGTCCAATGGAAGCGTGGTAACGCTAATGTAAGTTCTACTTACACAGGGCCGGAGGGTGAACTTACAGTTAATACAACTGACTGGACCTTGAATATTCACGATGGCGCCACTCAAGGTGGTCGTCTGGTTGGCGCTAGTTTGGGAAATCTTGAGGTTTCTAATCAAACTATAGTCGGAACCGTATCCAACGCCAATATTGTCATTGATCCCGATGGGACCGGAATCGTTGTATTGAACAATGGTGTGACTACAGATGGAAATATATCAGCATCGTATTTTGTTGGTAACGGATCGTTATTAACAGGTACTACTAATTACGGAAATGCCAATGTTGCAGCATATCTGCCTACTTATACAGGAAATCTTTCTGTAGGTAATTTATTAATAACAGATGGATTTTTAATAACTGCTAATTCTGCAAACAATACAAGCACCATGGTCACTGTTGCAAACAATGATGCTCGAATTTCGGCCACAAACGGTACACTTAATTCGACCATTTATCTGTGGGCCAATAACGGGCGCATGAGTTTTAACACAGTTTCTAATGCGTTTGACTTTAATTTCAATGGACAGCTCAGTGCCACAGATTTCATTGCAAGTAAAAGTAGTTCGACTGGGTATTCTTTTTATACACCAGGTGAAGGATTGTCTGGTTTTGTACATGTAAACGGTCCTCCGTCTTATATAAAACTTACACATGACAACATCGACTATACAAAATTTTATGCAAACTATACTACCCAAACTATTGGTAATTTAGTTATTTCGTCAAATGCAAATGTATTCGGAAGTTTTCCGAACGCATTCGTACAGGTCTATGCTAATATCAATTCTTATAGTCAAGTAGTACATCAAAATTTAAATTCAGGCCCTCAGGCCAGCAGCGATTTTGTGGCCACTGCAAACAACGGAGACGATTTTACATATTTTGTCGGAATGGGAATTTCTAGTAACACTTATAATTTTCCAGGTTTCGGAGTCATTAAGCCTAATGATGCTTATCTTTTGGCAGTGGGTAATAATGCCTCTGGTCCCTCAATAGGAAATGTAGGAAATTTAGTTATTGGTTCTACAAATGGAAATATTAAATTTTTTGTCGGAGCAGCAGAAGATGCAAATGTTATTACGGAATTAACTAGTACAAGTTTAGTTCCAGGTGCCAATGTTACTTACAGTTTAGGCAGTGCAACCAGACAATGGAAAGATTTGTGGGTCAGCAATAACACAATT